GCTGGTACAACCAAGATGATCTCAGAGGCCAAGCGCCGCGCTCGCCAATGGCGTAAGTTTAGAAAGCATTTCTATTTCACGCAGTACGGTCTCGCGGAAGTCTTGGGAATCTCTCGGGAGACGGTACAGAACGTGGAGCGTTGTAAACATCAGCCTTCCGCACAGACGTTACGAAGGTTCGACATTCTGAAACTGAAGCATGAAGGAGAACGTAATGCCAGAAAAAACTTTACCGGCGCCCCTGAGTGGCGAAGAAGTGAAGGCGGCTCTGCTCGATCGGATCAGCCAAGCGCTCGATAAAGACTGCTTCCTGCATCCCAACGCGGCTTACGACTCCTTCACCGGCAAGATCACGCTGGAGGTCACGCTGCACGACACTGGGCGTGAGGATCAAATCAATATGCAAGAGAGCGTAACGGCAGGCGAGCCGCAAGCGGATGCTAAGAAAGCCACGGTCTTGATTGACCTCGAAAAGCAGCCGCCGAATCAGGTGCGGGTGGAAAGTGGTCAACCTGTTCCGACCGATACAGGCAAGAAGATAAAGTATGCACGGGATAAGGCGGTGAAATGAGCGAAGAATTGATCTTCCGTCAAGCCCTCGAAGCACTTGCCGAAGCCTTGCAGCGTTGTGCTATCGTGTTCGAGAAGCGCTACGCGCAAGAGTACCCGGACAAGCCGAATGTCAGAGACGCCAGAATCACCCATCCTCCAACCTCTGAAGAACGAGCCAAGTCCCGGCTCAGCGGAGATACTTCCCAGTCAATCGAAGAGTGGACTGCCGGACCCTGCGAGCGGGAATTCGATGAAAGGGAAAAGAATACGGCTGAAGCCAAGCCAGCGAGTCCCGGACGGAAAACTCCGCCTGCGAAAGAATGACGCTCTGGCTCGGTTGAAAATCTCGCCAGAAGAGTTACGGAACGCTCCACCACTCTCCGAAATCCTGAAAGAAGTTCGTGGCGGAATCGGGTTGGCGATTAAGGCCATGCGGTTCTCCGACTCCGAACCGATTGTCACCTTCCTTAAAAAATACGATTCCATTTCAGAGCGAGACCGGAAGAGTCTATCCTTCGAGGCAATTGCTCTGGCTGCGCGAATCAATGTGGCTACTCTCTTGGGCGAGATCCTTCTGGCAGAACGCAAGCACAGTGTCATGCGCGTGACCCATATCGCGGTCTCGGCACATCCGGACGTGATGAAAAGCCGAGCGCGATTCGCTCTGAAAAGAGATGGCTACCGCGACCGGGACAAGATGGACGAGATTCTGGGAGCGCTTAAGCCGGCCGCAGGCTCGACTTTCATCGGGAAGGCGTTCTTCGGCAGCGGCAAGGAAGAACCGGAGGAAGAGAAGCCGGAGCCTAGCGTGACGGATGAAGACTGGATATTTCCTGATTGTGAAGTCATGCAAGAACATGTTCAACCGATGCGGCAGAAGTTACTGGAGACCAAGTGAAGCATAAGCCTATCCGCCGATGCTCACGCTGCGGAACCTTCTTGTCGCGCGATGGCACGGTTACGGGGAAGTGTGCGAAGTGTACAGCCCCAAGATAATTCAGCAGAATCTTGAAGCCTTCGACGCCCGCGAAGGCTGGTACCCTGTCGAACATTCCTTCAAGCAAATCCAGGGATTCGACGAGCACGTGAAATCTCTTACTGTAACCGAAGAACGTGGCTCGAACCGATACACCAGCCTCAGTCAAGAAATCTCCGCCCACCATGGCAAGCAGATTCGCCGCTTCGTCCAAAATGAGCAAGTGATGTGTATGTACAATTTCGGATATTTCGAGGATCGCTTCGCTTATGTGTGTGATGAGAAGGGTGAAATCTTCAAATTCAAAAACCGCCTTGGCCAGACGGTCATCGACAACGTAAGCGCGGAGGCAGAAGAGGAGCATCGGTCAAATGAAATCCTGTGCATGAAAGGGCGACAACAAGGAATCACGACCAAGGCTGCGCTGAAGTTCATCCATCGCGTCCTCTTTATTCCGCACACTCAAGCTGTGATGGGATCGGTGATCGACGCCAAATCGGAACTCATCACGCGCATCATTGAAACCTGCATCTCGCGTCTTCCGTGGTGGCTTGTTCCTGCGAGAACGACCGACAAGAAAAACATGATTGGGTTCCGCAACGGCTCTGTGCTCTCGATTCAGTCTGGTAACCAGGCAACGGGAATCGCGCAGGGTTGGACGCCAACTAACGTCCATATTTCCGAGATCCAGGATATTCCGAACCCGAGGAAGTCAATCGAAGAGGGACTTCTGCATGCGACTCACTCGACCCACAAACTGTCTCTCATCCTCGAAGGAACTGGCAACGGCAATACAGGGTGGCTAGCCGACAAGTGGCGGTCAGCAAAAGAAAAGTGGCCGCTTGGGCAATCCCGCTTGCGTCCTATTTTCATTCCATGGCCGATGACTCCGGAACTGTTTCCAACCAAAGACTTCCTCAACAGTCATCCTGTGCCGGGAGATTTCAAGCCGCTCGAAGTCACACGTAAGCACGTCCAGCGCTGCGAGCTGTTCATCCGCTCAACCGATTACTTGACCAAAGTGGTAGGGCCAAACTGGCGAATGCCGATTGAGCAACAGTGGTACTGGGAATGGAACTACCTGCAATCGGTCGATTCTCACACCCAGAAAATCTGGTTTGCCCAGAAGCCAGCAGACGACTACGAAGCTCTGCAAGGCGTCAACGATCTGGTTTTTGACCCCATCGTTATTCAGGGCGCCTCCGCAGAACGAAAGCGCGGCTATCAGGCGTATGCGATCACTGGAGACTCGATTGACGATGGGTTCGAGCCAAAGGAAGATGAAATTGATTACAACCAAGAGCGTATCCATGTAGTCTGGAACTCGCATCGCGGCCAGAGATTCGAGTGGGAGATGATCCCTTTGCTTCCGTTTGAGGAAAACGATGAAAACCGAGCCATGGATAAGGTACTGGTATTCGAGCCTCCGAACATGGCTCCGGGGCAAGAAGGAAAAGCACAGGACTATTCAATTGGGATCGACACCGCGGATGGTTTGGGCAATGTGGATGAGGACCGCTCAGTGGCCTCGGTCACGCGCAGCATGGGAGCGGAGCACTGTGATTATCAAGTGGCGGAACTGGCTTCTATTCGGATCAACGCACCCCAGATGGTGGGATTCGCGGCGTGTCTGGCTGCATGGTATGGAGAAAAGACTAAGGATTCTCGCGGCGTGAAGTTTGCCATTGAGCAGAGAGAGCGTCCGGGAGACGATTGCCAGCTCCAGTTAAAACTGATGGGATTCAGCTACCACCACAAAGATCGGCGCTACGATAACAAGAAAATTGTGGACAATTCCGGAACCAAGGAAGGGATTTTCATGCACGGCTGGTTCCGTCCCATGCTGATGGCCAGATTCACGGAGGCCATTACCGGAGGCTGGTATAAGCCGCAGTCACCGTTTCTGATTCAGGAATTGCAGAGCTTGGAGAGAAAAGAGAAAAACGGAAAGAGCCGCCTCGAACATCAGAAAGGCAAGCATGATGATCGAGTGATGGCAGCCGCGCACAGCTATTGGACTTTTCACGACCTCGATGTCATGGCCGAGCGTTCACAGATACGGTACACGCCTCCATCAACCAAGCCTCCGACGGTTGACTATAGTTTTTCCAACTCATCTGAAGTTTCTGTGGGAGAATGGTGAACTATGCCGGGTTCAGGATTGATTCTTCCAGCATCGTGTCGGCAAGTGCAGATGAGCAAAGCAATCTGCTTCTGGCACAATCCCACATGCGACCACATCATCAACGCCCCGGACGGCAAGATCCCTCCCCCGCATGGCTACCAGCGTATTGAGTGCGTTCACGCGAAAGATGTGGAGATGTGGAGCGCACGGCTCCGCGCCCAGGAAACTCGCATTCGGGAAATGGACGACGAGGAATATTATCTTTATCAGGACAAGATCAAAGTCCAACAGATTGAAGCATTGAAGCGCAATCTGGAGGACTGCATCGACATCAAGAACCGACTATTCATCAAGGCGGCGATTGACCAGGCGGAAAAGTGGCGAGAGGATCACCGCCCGGTTCACATCAAGCGCGAGACTTTCATGGCAATTGAGGCGGAAGAGGGCTTGGCTCCATAACCTGTCCAAAATTGGAAACCTGAATGCCTAAGGACGAACAACTTTACAATTGGCAGGTACCGAAATTCACAGCCTCGGCTGAGGAACGCTACAACTGGGTGGACGAGCAAATTCGGGAAGGTGAAGGCTTCCTCTCGACTCAGAAAGTTTACACCCAGCTTGAATCGAATCTGCGCATCTTCGATGGCATCCTCGAAGATAAAGTCAAATCAACTCTGCTCTCGAACGGCCTGAAGTACAACATCCGAAAATTTATCGAGACCATCTCCGAAGTGCAGGAAATTGGCACGTATGGCTCGGATGCGGCTCAGTTCAAGGCTTACGCAGAGATGCTGACCAAGGTCACCAAGTGCATCTACATGGAATCTGGCTTTCCCGGTGCCGTCCGCAAGACGCTTCAGTTCGCGGCAGTCATGGGGCGCGGTTATCTCTGGCCGAAGTGTCGGGCTGGGAACTATGGCTATGGAGAGCGCAAGATTGTCTTTGAACCGATGGGCCTCTTGGACGTTGTGCCAACACAAATGCCAGCGTCTAACGATGTGCAGGACGCCTACGCCAATACGCTTTACATGTACATGCCGATCGCAGAGGCCCACGGAAGATTCCCGCTTTATCAGTCTCAACTCTTTCCCGTAGCGCAGACAAACTATCAGTCAAGGATTCAGGCTCGTCGCGCCGACTATGCGATGCGCTTCCGCAACGGGGGAGAACAGAGAAACTGGGGGAACCTGAACTGCGAGATCAGGTACACGTTCATCCGTGACATCCGCTGCAACAATAGCAGGGCGGAAATTCCGATGGGCGATTGGAGCAAAGACGAGACCGGCAAGGTCGTACCGACTACGAGTTGGTCCTATCTAGTGCCTTACGTTGGCCAGGATATTTTTGGTGGAGTGAGGGGCGGTCAGGCTTTCATGCGGAAGGCGACCATTGAGGATTGCCTGATTTATCCGCAACTTCGGCTAATAATGACCAGTCCTTGCATGGATGTTCCGCTTTACGACGGACCCGGATTCGACTGGCACGGGATTATGCCCCCAGTGCAGTACGACGTGGACGATTGGGCTTGGGAGCCGATTGGAAGATCGCTCGTACAGGATGTCGGTTCCATCGAAATAACCAAAAGGAAACTGGAACGCAAGATGGATCGGGTGATCACGACTACCCTGAATCCTCCGCTCGGTTACGACGCAGATCAAGTTGGCGGTCCAAAAATAGAAAACTTCGACATCTTCGAGGAAGATGTTCGCGTAGGCCTGAGAGGCAAGCCGCAGGAACAATTGCATTCCGTGCTGCCAGAGGAAGTGAGAGTCACCCCCGAACATTTCAAGTTTCTGGAGATGCTGGATGCGATGGAGAAAAGCCAGCTCGGAATCAACGATCTTGGCAACCTCGAAAACATCAAGCTGAATCTTTCCGGCGACCAGATTGATAAAGCGCTGGAGCCGGTAGGACCGATTGCCAAGGGCATTGCGGCTGGCATGGAGAAAGCGAACGCCAAAGTTGCGGAAATGGGCAAGACGCTGATCCCGCAATATCTCTCGACTAAACGGATCATCGAATACATCGGACCAAATAACATTACCCCGGAAGTCTTTGACTTCGATCCTACGTCCTTGATCCCCAGCCACATGCCGGACGAATATGTGGATGGGTTTCTTCCAACAACAGGCGCCGGCGATACTCTTCGATCCAAACCTTCGTATTACCAGCCAATCCAGAGGCAGAAAATATTCTGCAAGCAAATCCGGCTTATTTCAGTTCCGAGTACGCTGTTGAAGATTACGCAGCGCGAGGAGCAGTTGAAATATCTGACGCTCAAAAAGCAGGGTGCTCCGATCTCATGGTCCACGGTTCTGACTAAGTTGGGCGTAGATAATCCTGGAGAGGTCAAGGGGAACAACGAGCGCGAGAAGTACATCAACGAAGAAATCGAGATGCTGAAAGTAAAAGTGGAGATGGCCAAACTTGCTCAAGCTTCTGGCTTACAGCCAGAAGGTTCAGGGCAAGGCAAAGGCGGAGGACGCCCTAACACAAATAAAAAGCCAGCAAAGAATTTTCAAAAAGGCGGAGCGGGCGGCGACCCTAGAGTTGGCACCAAGACCAGTTGAGGATCACTATGAGCGAGGCGAAAATCGTGACCAACATTGACTACTTAGTGACCGAGACAACGTTTGAACCGAAGCAGCCAGCCGCTGAAATCCTGCGAGAATTGCGTGAGCGTAAAACTACTGGTCAGTTTGTGATTCATCTCTCAGAAGGCGGTATCCAGAAGGTCTTGCTGACGGAAAAAACGAAAGCCACGGGGAAAAAATCTGACCAGATTCGCGGCGTATTCGGCTGGGAAGGAAAATAGTACCAATATTTCCCTTGACTTTGTGTTCTTCGTAAGCGTAGTTATCGTAACTGAGATTCGCCAGCGCCCTCCGTGGAATGCGAACGGCTCACATCCTGAAACGGTGTGAGCCGTTTCGTTTTGGAGGCAATGTATGGCGAAGAAACACAAGAGTCACAAAGGCCACATGGGCAAGAAGAAACATGGTGGCCGCAAACGTCACGGTGGAAAGCGGACCAAGATTAAGTAGATGGCAACCGCTGCCCAGCCCGATCCAACGCAGGGGGCCGCGCCTGACGCGGCCCAACCTGCTGACCAGTCTGCGGCTCCCTCGCAGGCTCCCGCCAGTCCTAACCAAATTAAACTGGCGCAGCTTTATCAGATTTGCAAACTTTTGGCCCAGCAAGATCCCACACTCGCTCCCGGATTGAGCAAGGCCGCGCAAGGCATTCAAGAAGCGCAGACTGCCTTGGTTCAGGCACCGCAACCGCAGCCGACCGGAGCTACACCGCCGCAGTAGGAGCCTCCTATGACACTCGAAGAAGTTCTCAAGAACACCGGAATGTCGGACGATCAGATTGCCGCCATGGACGCCAAAGTAAAAGGCGCGTTCACGGAAGTCTTGAGCACGGCCAGTAAGTCTCTGGAGCAGGCGCAGAAGGACAAAGAAACGGCGGAGCTGACCAATCGAACTTGGCAGCAGAAACTCGACACCGAAATCAATCCGGCCCTGAATCAGTGGGGTAACGAGAAAGCCGCGAACGAGACCCGCATCGCGGCAATGGAAGCGGCGCTGAAAAGCGCAGTGGAAGGCGGGTTCGTGATTCCGGACATCTTAAAAACAGTTCCTCCCGTGCAACCCCGCACCGGCGATGGGAAATTCGTTGCTGGGACAAACTCGGTGCCTGGTTCTCCT